GGACGCGGAGGAACAGCTTTCAATGGATTTGGGCGAAATCAGCAAGGCCCTTTCGGAAATCCGCGCCGCTATAAACAGCTTACAAAGCGAAGCACAGAAAACCGTGTTGACGCTGCGGTATATTGAAGGGCTGGACTGGATTAGCGTTCAGCATCGGATAGGCTATGAGGAACGGCAGACATTTGTTATTCATGGGCGGGCGCTTCGGAATGTAAAAGCATGGATGGAAGAAAAAGATATAAAATAACGAAAAATGCGCAGGAAAATGCAGTTGTCAATGTGGTATAGTGATACCGTCAAAAGAGCGCCGAAAAGCGCTTTTTTTTCGTTTCAGGCAGCGCCGCACATATATCAATATATAGGGGCGGCGGGGTTCTTTGTGACAAGATCAAGGAAGAATAATCGGGGGTGATACCCATTGAAGAAACGAAGCGGGTAGACTGGAACGCGATCCGGGCCGAATACATCGGCGGGGGAATCAGCCAAAGGAAATTAGCGGACAAGCACGGGATCCCGGTTGACAAGCTGCTGAAAATAGCAAACCGGGAGCATTGGAAGGATGACCGGGAAAAGGCAAGCAACAAAGCCGCAATGAAGGCGCAACAAAAAACAGCCGTTGCCGCCGCCGATAATGCCGTGCTTGCCGCCGATATAAAAAAGCGGCTTTTATTGCGATTGAGCAGGGCGGAGCAGAAATTCCCGATGGACGCGACAGAGGTTAGAACGCAGGTCGGGAAGTCAACCGCTATTTTCAAGCTGCGTGACCTGACGGCAATGTACAGGGATTTGACGGAGGACATGGCAGGAACCAGCGCGGACAATGCGCTGCTGCAATCCCTGCTTGACCTTGAAAGGCGGGCGGCCAGATGATCGAATGGAGCGCAAAACAGGAAAGCCTGATCATGGCCCCGTTCGATCACGCCATGGACTGGAATGAGGGAACGCCCAGAAGCGGCAAGACAACGGCGGGAACGATGCGCTTTGCCCGGCATTTAATCCGAAGCCGGGACGCGCTGCACCTGGTGACGGCCTATTCAGCGGAGCAGGCATACAGGCTGATCATGGACGGGGCCGGCATGGGCCTTTTGCACATCTTCAAAGGCCATTGCCGGGTAAGCCATGATGACAGCGGGGCGCATTTGCTGGTGAGGCTCCCGGACGGCGAAAAGAAGGTTTACTGGAAGGGCGGCGGCAAGGCTGACAGCCACAAGGCTATTACGGGCATGAGCCTTGGTTCGGTGTACTTCTGCGAAATCAACCTTTTGCATGATTCCATGATCCAGGAGTGCTTCCGGCGAACCTATGCGGCGAAGGATAGATGGCACATTGCCGACCTGAACCCGCCGTCGCCCGCTGATCCGTGCATTAAGAACGTGCTGAACGTTCAGGATTGCCGCTTCCTTCACTGGACATGCAAGGATAACCCGATATTAACCCCGCAGCGGTTGGAAGAAATCGAAACGGCCTGCAAGAAAAGCCCATTCCTGTACAAGCGGGATTGGCTGGGCGAACGGGTGATCCCGGAGGGCGTGATTTACTGGATGTTTAATCCAGACAGACACATCCTGAGAAACGCGCCTGATGATGCTGTTATGGTGGAAGCGTTCGTTGCTGGTGACGGCGGCACAACTGACGCGACCAGCATCGGGTTTTACATCGTGGCCCATGAAGCGGTTGGGCTGATGCAGCGCCAACAGCATTACAGGCTATACCGTGTCGGAAACTGGCGCTATGATGGCGGGCAAATGGCAATGAGCGATCAAGCGCGGCACATCGTCGGGGAGTTTTTACCGTACATGCGCAAGAAATACAACTGCCGGGAAAGTGGAATTTACATCGACCCGGCTTGCAAGGCGCTACGGCTGGAAATTGAAAAGCTGGGTCTGACAACGACGGGCGCGGACAATAACGCGCACGATGTGAAAGGCGGCGTTACGGGCCTGAAAGTCGGCGTGGAAATGCTGCAAAGCGGTATCAATGACGGGCGGTTCTTCCTGATCGAGGATGAACGATATGGAACGGAGCCTTTTGTCAAGGAAGCCGGGCTGTATTGCGCAGATGACAAAGGGAACCCGGTGGACGCTTACAACCACAGCATGGACGAAACGCGATACGCTTATAACCATTTCGCCAAATCATACGGCGTATGGGGTATGTAATGCGGGGTGGTGAGATATGCAGTTTATCACGAAACTAAAAGATTGGGGGCGAAAGCTCATGGACAGGACAGCAAGTGTAACGGGCATCGCCCGCGAGTACAAAACGATTTTTGAATTGGGCGGGGTGCCTTCCTTCGCACAGTTCTACGATTTCGGTATTTTCATTTGGAAGATGATTTACCGGGGCTTTTATACGCCGTGGCATTTGATCCCCGCGCCGACAATCAGCGATCCGAACGCAACCCGGAAAGTGTTCAGGATGAACGCGGCGAAAGCCGTTTGTGCTGAACTTGCCGGGCTGGTGTGGGGTGAAGAATGCGAAATCAATGTGAGCATGGACGGGCGCGAAAGCACGGATGAAAACCCCGATCCGCTGAACGCCTTTATTCAAAAGGTGCTGTGCGAAAATGCTTTTCATGAGAAAATGCAGGAAAGCATTGAACGGGGCGCGGCCCTGGGCGGCGCTGCTATGAAGGTATGGCGCGATGTGCGCCGGGACAGCGAAGGCCGGGAAGTGGACGGCACCGAGAAAATCAAAATCGGTTACGCGATGGCTGACCAGTTTGTGCCGATTGCGTGGGACAATGCCAAGGTGCATGAAGCTGTGTTTATTTCACGGGTGGCGAAGAAGGGCTGGTATTACACCCGCTTGGAATGGCACACCTGGGACGGGATGACCTACACCATCCGCAATGAACTGTACCGTTCTGAGATGCAGAAGGGCGCGAACGGGGACAGCCAAGACATTCTTGGCATTCGGGTGCCGCTGGCTGAAATGTACCCGTATTTGGATGAGGAAACCATTGTTCCCGTGGGTGAAAGCCTGTTTGCCTATTGGCGTACACCTGTAGCAAACAACCTTGACGATAACAGCCCTTTGGGTATGAGCGTTTACGGGAACGCTTTGGAAACACTTCACGCGCTGGATATTTGCTATGATTCGTTCGTTCGCGAGTTCAGGCTTGGCAAGAAAAGAATCATCGTTCCCGCCCGCGCTGTGCGAACGGTTGTAGACCCGCAGACGGGCCTTGCGCGGCGGTATTTCGACCCCGGAGATGAAACCTATGAAGCGCTGGCAAGCGATGATCCGAACGATTTGAAGATTCAGGATAATTCCGTTGAATTGCGGGTAGAGGAACACATTGCCGCAATCAACGCTTTCCTTTCCATCTTGTGCCTGCAAATCGGTTTCAGCGCGGGAACATTCACTTTTGACCAGCACACGGGCATCAAAACCGCAACGGAAGTTATTTCCGAAAACAGCAAAACATACAAAACCATTAAAACCATGCAGAACCAGCTTGCCCCGGCGATTGAACACCTTGTGCGGAACATCGTGGATGTGGCGGCGCTGTACGGCATGGAGTTTGAAGGGCAAAGCGTGGAAAGCATGGCCGCTGGCGGGTATCATGTGCAAGTCACGTTTGACGATGGTGTGACGCAGGACAGGCAGACAAACATTAACGAGGGCGTGATGCTGGTGGGCGCTGGGCTGCTGAGCAAATACACCTTCATGACAGACAAGAAGTACGGCCAGGGGCTGACCCCGGAGCAAGCCGAAGCCGAGCTGCAGCGCATCAAGGCCGAGGGAACCGGAAACAGCGTGGATGTGACAAAGCTGTTTGGCGGGATGGAGTGATGCTGAATGCGTCCTTCGTTTCTGAATAATATGTCGTGGGCGATGGCTGAGGTTTACGGGGCGGTTACGGACAGAATCCTTGTAAACCTTGCAAAATACTTCCCATACATCCAGCAGGGCGGGGAACCGCTGGAATTGTTTGAGTACCAAGTGAAGATGCTGGCCCAGATGGGACAGGTGAACGAGGAAACCCGCGATATTATCTTAAAAAGCCTTGACGGAGCCGATGAAGCCTTGCGGGCATCCTTGGAAGCGGCGATCCTGGACGCGGTGGAAAAGGAAGAACCGCAATTGAAACGCGCTGCGGAAATCGGATTGCTGGGCGGGAACATTCCCCCGGAAGCAACACCGAACCAGATGCAGGCTTTTAAGACGTATTACCAGCAAAGCGCGGACAAACTGAACCTTGTAAACACGGTTATGCTTGAAAGCACCCAAGCGGCATACACCGCGACGGTATCCGATGTTGTGAACCGCATCCAGCGCACACAAAGTATCCTGAACGTTGGCGCGGGCGAAGTGGTAACGGGCGTTTCAAGCTGGAACACCGCGATGCATGACGCGGTCCAAAAGATGGTGCAGAACGGCCTGACGGGGTTTATCGACCATGCCGGGCATCGGTGGAGCCCTGAGGCGTATGTTGCTATGGACATTCGGACAACGATGTTCAACACGGCACGAGCGGCGATTGACGAACGTGCGCGGGATTATGGCGCGGACTTGTACCAGGTCAGCAGCCACAACGGCGCAAGACCGCTTTGCTACCCGTGGCAAGGGAAAGTCATTTCCCGGAACGGCTGGCGCGGCGTGGTGGAAGATTTGGACGGGAACAAGATCACCGTACACAGCGAGGATGAGATTGAATCCTTCCGCTATGGCGGCGGGCTGTTTGGTGTAAACTGCCGACATTATCCGATGAACTTCATCCCCGGCTTTTCCACCATCAAGGGCGAACCACAAGACCCGGAAGAAAACGCGCTGGCATATGAGCAAAGCCAGCAGCAGCGGGAACTTGAAAGAAAGCTGCGGTATGAACGGCGCGATTTGGCAACGATGAAGGCACAGGGCGCGGACGCGGAAGCGATCAGGAAGCAGCAGGAAAAAGTGAACCGGGCAAATGATGATTTGGACGAGTTCTGCGACAGGACAGGGTGCAAGCGCAGGAAGAACCGCGAATATACACCAATCACAGCGCGGTTCCCAGTAAAAGACAGCTATAATCCCGGCGAGTTCCCAACGGAGCAGCGGGATAGAATCATTGACGCGATAACGAACAGGGGGAAATAACATGAACTGTACACATCCCGTATTGTATAACCATTCTGACGGCCTGCGCTGCCACATCTGCGGGGCGCTGATTAAAGCGCAGGAAGATAGACAGCAGGAAGAAAAGCCCGCAGAAGCGCCAAAAACTGGCAGGAAACGCAAGGCGAAAACACAAGCTGATTAAAGCATCCTTCTGGGTGCTTTTTTCATACCATCACGCCCGGCGGGGCGTTAAACACGCATCGGCCTATCGCTCTATCAGGCCGCAAAAAGGAGGAGTATGAGTAACATTTTCACACGAAAAGCGCTGAACGACATCATGAGCAATGAAGGGCTTACCCCGGAGCAGCGGACGGAACAGGTTTTCGGTCTGTACGGACGTGCTTTGGATGACGGCTATATTGCCAAGACAGCAGCCCAGCAGGCTCAGGAAACAGCGCTGACCAATGCCAAAGCCGAATGGGAAAAGGGCGTAAAAGTACCTGATCCCAAAGAAAGCGACGAATACAAAGCCTTGCAGGGCGAGTTCGCCAGCTACAAGGAGATGCAGACGGCGCGGACATCCAAAGAATTTGAGGGCGTGAAGCCCAAATTCTTTGAAACGGTGTATGGCATGGTTGACCGCAAAGAGGGCGCAAAGCCCGTAGAAGAACAACTGAAGGGCATCCGGGAGAACTACGAAGAGTATTTCACCCAGACGCAGCCAAAACCCAGCTTTGGCGCACCCATTCAGGGCAGTATGCCCAAGGGTGACGAGGGTGTTGAAGCACAATTCATGAAAGCGTGGGGAATTTCCACGAAAAAGTAACAGAAAGGAGAATGAACAATGGCTTTTGTTCAGACCAATGTCAACTATGCGGCTGAGTACAGCCGCGCCGTGGCGAATGCCTATCCTTACTATTCCTATTTTGCCCCCATCTGGGCCAGCGCGAACAGCCAGCTTTATAAGCCGGGCATGGGTAAAACCATGTACATTCCCAGCTTTGAGGTGAAGGGCGCTTCCGCTGTTGACCGCGACAACCTGAACGGCGTTTTTGCCCGCAACTGGAACAACAGCCTGCAGCCCGTGACCCTTGATATGGATCGCGAGTGGAGCACCCTGATTGATCCGATGGACATCGTGGAAACCAACGACGTTGCCACGATTGCCAACATCACCCGGACTTTCAACGAGCAAATGAAGATCCCTGAAATGGATGCTTACCTTGCTGCGAAGCTGTACGCCGCTGTCACCCCGGACACCACTGCACTGACTTCCGCGAACATCCTGACCACTTGGGACGGCTATCTGGAAGCGCTGACCAATGCCCGCGTGAACCGTGACCGCGTGACCGCTTACATGACCCCCGGCACCTATAAGCTGCTGAAAGAAGCGGCTGGTATTACCCGGTTCATCGACACCGCCGAGGGCTTCCGTGGTGTTGACCGCAATGTGGCCCGTCTGGACGGCGTGAACGTGCGCGAAGTGCCTGCCGACCTGATGAAGTCCAGCTACGTGTTCACCGAGGGCTGGGTGCCTGCCACCGGCGCGAAGCAGATTAACATGATCCTGGCTGACCCCGATGCCGTGGCTGCTCCCGTGAAATACGAAACCGCGATGATGAGCGCCCCCACCGCCCAGAGCAAGGGCAAGTACCTGTACTATGAGCGCTATTACTACGGCGCTTTCGTGCTGGCGAACCGTACCGGCGGCATCATTGTCAACGCCAACGCCTAAGGAGTAACGCATGAGCGCGATTGTAGACTATGAATATTATTCCACCGTCTACATGGGAACGGAGGCCGACGAAGCTTCCTTCCCGGCGCTGTGCGCCCGCGCTGGTGACGTGATCGGCGCGATGATCCGGTGGAAAGACCCGGAAACCATGACGGCGTTTCAACTGACGCTGTACAAGAAAGCCGTATGCGCTCAGGTGGATTTCTTTGCTGTGAACGGGCTGGATAGCGTCGCGGGCGGCACCGATAAGGGCTTCACCGTCGGCAAAGTCAGCGTGAACAACAAGAATGTAACGGATACCATCAGAAAAGGCGCCATGAGCGGGAACATCTCCCCCATGGTGCTGATGTATCTGGAACAAAGCGGGCTGATGGCCCCACAGGTTGCAACGGCTCCCGACATGCCGCTGGTTGGGTGGTGGTTCTGATGCTGCCACCCATCCCGGCAAAAATCCTGAGAAGCACCGCAACGGTGAAGGTGTGCAACGGAACGGACATGTACCAGAACCAGACGTATGACGAATACACGGTGAAACGGGTACACCTTCAACCCACCGAGCGGATTGTGAAAACCAAGACGAACACCGACCAGCAGCTTTCTTCCATCCTGTTTGTGGACATTCGGCACTCCACACCAAATCTCAATTGGGCGGCGCTGCTGCATAGTGCCCACGAACTGGGCGGGGATATGCGGGTGATTGTGCGCGGCTTTGAATACACAGTTGCGATGGCTGACCTGCTGCGGGATGACACAGACAAGCCCCACCATTGGGAAATTAGCCTTTATTGATTGGGTGAGCGTATGCCTGTAAAAATCATAATGAACCGCCACAACGTTGAAACCCGCGTTGAATATGCCTTTAAAAAGGGCATGGGCGTTCTGGCAAATGAAATCCTGAACGATTGCAACCAGTATTGCAAGATGGATACAGGGAATCTGATTGCGTCTAGCTACATTCATTCCAAGCTGGATGAAGGGAAGCTGATTTGGCAAACGCCATATGCCCGGCGGCAGTATTGGGAGATTAAAACGAGTCTGACCCCGGGCAGGACGTGGAAATGGTGTGAAGCAGCGAAAAAGCAACACCTGAAACAATGGGAGCGTCAAGCGCAGATTGCGTTGAGGGAGAATCTATGAATAGCGTTATCAATGAGGTATTGCAAGCGGTTATCGGGCTGATGAACGCAACACAACCCTTCGCCACGGTGACACGCGGAGCGCTGCCAACCGGGCAAGGCATAACATGCGAAATTGGCCCCAGCACACCGCTTGAAACGTACCTGGATAAAAACACTTACATTCCCCTTGATGTGACTATCAACGGGAAACACGCGAATCTTGAAACGCTCTCCGACGCGCTGAACACCATCCACTCCGCGCTGACGCGGGCGACACAATACCCGGAGGGGGAGCGATGGCAGATCGTGGACATAACCAGCCAGACGCTCCCCGACATTGTAGATCGTGAACAAAATAACGTTTGGCTGATGGCTTCCGCGCTATCAGTCAAATTTTTTTGGAAAGGAGATTGACCCATGGATACCTTCAATCCTGTATGGGCGAATTCGATTGAGATCGGCACTTCGTACACCGCCGGAACTGGCGGCGCTGCCGGCACTTGGACTTATTCGCCGCTGTGCAAGGGCATCACCGAAATGACCTTCACGCCCAACGAACAGATTCAGCAGTATTTCTTCCTGTGCGGCAACGGTTTCGCGCACAACGAAACCACCGGCGGCGCTCCTGAAATCACTGTGAACGGGCGGCGCGTTGTGGGCGATGCGGCCCAGGACTATATCGCTTCTAAGCAGTTTGCCCTTGGCCCTGACCGCGTGACCAGCGTCAAGATCACCGCTGAGGGCAAGGTTATCACCTGCGACGCGGTGATTGCCAACGTGACCAGCTTCGGCGGGCAGACCTTGGACGTGAACGCTTTCGGCTGCACCCTGCGGCTGAACGGACAGCCCACGTTGACCGATGTAACGCCGTAAATTATAAGGGGGCTGCGGAATGCGGCCCCCTTTCTTTGAATGAAGGAGGAAAGCGCGGATGATCAAAAAAACCCGGTTATCCCTGAACCGTGTGCGCGACCGCGTGGAAATCAAGGAAGGGAACGAAATGCTTGAATTGGTGGTTGACGCGGACTGTATGCGGATTGTTCCGTTGATTTCAGATGCACGGGAAAAGATGATTCAGGCCGCGCAGTATGAGGGCGAAGGAAAGGAAGAAAAGGAAAAAGAAGCTGCTTTGAACTTCGCCCGCGTTATTTTCGGCACGGAACAGGCCGAAAAGCTGGAAAAGTTTTATCTGAACGACGCCGCTTGCATCGCTGAACTGTGCGGGCGGTATTTCACCGGGTACATGGCCCGGAAAATTACCAAAGCGCAGAAAAAGGCGGCGGGGAAACGATGGAACTTTTTGAAAATCTTCCAACGCAAATTTCGGTGAACGGGAAACCATACAGGGTTGATTTGGATTTCAGGAATGTCTTTCGGATGCTGAATGTCCTGGGCCGTTCGGAACTGACGCCAGCGGCCCGGGATTATCTTGCAATCAAGTGCGTGATGAAGCACCCGCCCAAAAACGCACGGGCGGCGCTGGACGCGCTTAAGGAATTGATTTTCCCGGATGGACGCCGAAAAGAGGACTATAAAAAAATTACTGACTTTACCCAGGACGCCGATTTAATCCGCGCTGCCTTTATGCAGACATACGGAATCAACCTTTTTCGGGATCGGCTGCACTGGTTCGAATTTATATGTTTGCTTCATGGTCTGCCTGATGGCAACCGATACAAGGATGTATTGAGCATCCGGGCACGGCCCTTGCCGAACCCGACGAACTACAACGCCGAGGAAAGGCAATGGCTGATAAAAGCGAAAGCGGAATACGCGCTGGAAATGACGGATCAGGAACAGAAGAACCAATATGCTCAGGATGTGCGCGGCATTGCGCTGGGACTGATAGCGTGGGCCGAATCGGGAGGTGAAAACGTGGATGGCTGATGGGCAAGTTATTTTTGAAATAAAAGGCGATAATAAGCCAATCAAAGAATCACTGAATGAAACAACAAGCGCAATCAAAACTGCCGGGCAAGAGTGGGACAAGGCCGCTGGCGAGTCCGGTGGTTCGATCAGCTCCGCGCTCACTGGCGCTTTTGAAACGGTTGTAAAGTCTGCAGCGTTTTACAAAATCGGGAAAATGTTGGTTGATTTGGGTGTTGAATCTATCAATCTGGCATCTGATTTGCAGGAAGTACAAAATGTTGTTGATGTTACGTTTGGCGCGGAAGGATCGAAAAAGATTGAGCAATGGGCGGCAACGGCGGCGAAAAATTACGGCATCACTGAATTGCAGGCAAAGCAGTATACATCCACGATTGGCGCAATGATGAAATCTTCCGGCCTTGCCGGGGATGAAATCGTTGATATGAGTACCGCGATGGCTGGCCTTGCCGCCGATATGGCATCGTTTTATAATTTGCCTTTTGAAGATGCGTTTCAGAAAATCGCTGCCGGGCTGGCTGGCGAAACAGAACCGCTTCGCCGCCTTGGTATCAATATGTCTGTTGCGAATTTGGAAGCATACAACCTTGCCCATGGGATAGAAACCGCATGGGAAGATATGAGCGCCGGGGACCAAATAATTCAGAGGCAGAAATATCTGCTGGATGCTACGGCAGACGCTCAGGGCGATTTCCTGCGGACAAATGATAGCTTCGCCAATACGCTGAAACGCATAGAAACATCCCTGACAACGCTGAAAAGCAATTTGGGCGAAGAACTGATGAAGCTGGCGAACCCGCTGACGCAATTCATGGCGGATTTTCTCGAAATGATCACCATCCCGAGCGGGGATAACGTTCTTGACGATACCGCAAAATCCATTGCCGATGCGGAAGGGCAAGCCACACAGGCCCAAGGCATTCTTGCGTATATGGATGAACTGCAAAAGAAATACGGCGATGCGGCGGCAAAAACAGGGGAATGGGCCGCTGCTATGGGGCAGTTGAAAAGCGTTTTCCCGGAAATCAACAAATTTATTGACGAGCAAACTGGGAAACTAACCATTTCCAATGAAGAACTTGGAAAGTATATCCAAAACACCAAACAGGCCGCAGAGACGGAAGCCCGAAGGAAAGCAATTTCAGATGCGGCTGAAATGAAGGTAGCCACCGCGCAGGAATACTATACTACGGAAGTGAACCGGGACATTGCCCAGTCGAAAGCCGATGAAGCGTGGAATTCAATCGTTTCTTTTATCAAAAAATACGAAAAGAATTTTACGGGGCAAGGGCTTGACTTGAAGCAGTTGATGGCGGTTGCCAGAAACTACAATATGAGCGAAAACGGCGGGCCCGGCAACCAAGCGTATAATGACGCGGAAGCGATGCTTTCCCAGCTTGAAAGCATCTATCAGGAGGAAACGCAAAAAGTCGGTGAATTAAATACACAACTGGGCGTACTTTCTGAAAAAATGGCATCCACTGCGGCGCAATATGATATAGCTGTTGCCGCGCTGGCACGGATGGAAGCGGCAGCGGCAGCGGCGGCATCTGCGCTTGAATCGGTTGCGTCAAGTGGCGGCGGGGTAGGTGCTGGCGGCTCTTTTAACATGGTTATCGGTGGCGGAAAAGGGAACCCGAATGTAACACTTACGCCTTTTGCCGTTGGCCTTGACAGCGTTCCTTTCGACGGTTTCCTTGCATCCCTGCATGAAGGTGAATCCATCCTGACAGCGGAAGAAGCGCGGGTGTGGCGCAATATGAAATACGGCCCCAGCCTAAGCAATCAATTTGACTATGGCGCGATGGGCAGCGCAATCGGCGCGAACATGCCCAATTTCAACGGCATGCAAGTCGTTTGGAACGGGCAGGTTTTGGGCCGCGTGATTGCACAGCAGCAGGCCAACAGCCTGAGAACGATGGAAAGGAGCGGATGGCGCGGATGATTTACTTTGATTCGGTTGCGCTGGAAAGCGTGGCCCCGGTAAAGGTTGATGACATACACGTTTCCCCCATCCCCCTTTCCCCCGTCACCCGGCAGCGCGGCATCCAGTTCGGCGCGGACTATGTGCGGATGAACGGCAGCGCAAGAACCGTGAATATCACATTCGCCATTCTGGAAATGAACCGGGACGCCCGGCGGCATTACCTGGACGCGATCACCAATTGGGCAAAGGTGGGAGAAAAGAAATGGCTGCAACTGCCGAACTATGACGGGCGGCATCTGGAAGCCGTTTGCACCGCACTTCCTGAGCCTTCCCTGCGGATGTGGTGGGAAAGCAAATTGCGGTTGGTATTCACCTGTTTTGATAACCCGTTTTGGACAGCAAATGACGAAAAGAGCGCGGCCTGTGGCAGCGCCTTTTTTGTTGGCGGGAACGCGCACGACGGGCCGCTGATGCGGATAGAAAGAACCCTATCTTCTGCCGCGTCCAATCAGGCGTACAGCGACGGCACCGACACGATGACATTTTCCAGCATCCCGGCGGGAAACATGGTAATTGACTTGAACAAGCAGACAGCAGCGGTTGGCGGGGTAACGTTCATGCAGAATTATACCTTTGGTTCGCACTTCATCCAGCCGAAGAACGGCACGCAGACCATCACCGGAACCGGAACCATCAAATACCGGGAGAGGTGGGAATGATGGACTTTCTTTTCTTCAACGCGGCCAACCAGCCGCTTTTTACTCGCAACGACGCGGAACAGGCCGAATGGACGGTTGAGCAGTTCTCGTTCTTCGGCCTGTTTCCGTACCATCCCGACAAAGTGTTGGAGCGCGGGCAGCGGATAGCATTCCAGGATGCGGACGGTATCTGGCAGGCGTTTGAAATCCGCAACTGCAAAATCTATGAGCCTGACCATTATCAGGAAATCACCGCCGAACATATTTGCGTTTCCGAACTCACAGACGATCATGTATCCCCAAAGGAATGGGATAACGTGCCTGTTGGGACGGCGCTGGCGTCCATTCTGGGCGGCACATTGTGGAGCCTTGGCAATGTAACTGCCACGGAAATCAGCAGCGGCAGCGCAAGCTATGGCAGCGCGTGGCAGGGCGTGAACACCATTATTAGCAATTGGAACGTGTATATCACGCCCCGTGTCACTATTGGGCCGAACGGGATCACCGGGCGATATTTGGACGTTGCCCCGGCGCAGGGGAATTGGCGCGGGCTGCGGTTGAGCATCAACAGCAATATTGAGCAGGCGGGCGTAACATACGATGATACCAACCTTTTAACCGCAATGTACGGCTACGGCAAAACCA